TGATCGACCTCAACATCGACCGGCCGTATCACCCGGAAGCGCTCTGCGAATGCGGGGATGCCGAATGCCTCGGACCCGCGGACGCTGTCATTCCGGTGGTTGAAGCGCTGGCTGCCACGCTGCCGCAGTTGCAGTCGCCGATGCTCAAGCTGATCAAGGAGCGGAACGAGGCGCGCGAGCTGGTCAAGCGGATGCACGCTGCGGTCAATGTTGATTCGGTCGGCGAGGAGTACTACTCGGCGATGCTGGAAGCACACCGCGCGATCATTGCTTGGAAGGGTGGTGCGAAGTGAGCCAGTCGGTCCGCATCCCCAATCGCTTTGCCATGGAGCAAACCGGCGCCAAGCGCAAGGTCACCAAGAACGCGCTGATGGATCGCCCCGCAACGCGCAAAGACTCCGGCACCAAGGACACCGCCTTCCGCGGGCGCCGCAAGGCCAAGCGGGTGCGTGCGCGCAAGGCGCAGCGTCAAGCGAGGAGGGTGCAACGATGAGCTACGAATTAGGCGACCCAGACGACCGTTGCTGCGATGAGGGCCGCGAGGCTGACATCGAGGCGCGTGACGCGGATGACTGCAGCAAGGCTTACGGCGTGCCGCATGATCCCTACGCGCATCGCACGCCGGAGGAAGACGCCGAGTGGGAAGCGGATAAGCGCTTGGAGTACGAGGCGGATCGCGTCTGCGGGCATCACTGGGGGAATTGTTAGCCATGAGAGTCCTCGTAGCCTGCGAGTTTTCCGGCGTCGTCCGCGAAGCGTTCGCGTCCCGCGGGCATGATGCTTGGAGCTGTGACTTGCTGCCGGCGGCCGACGGCGCCCGGAAACACATTCAGAAGGACATCGAGAGCGTGCTGCGCGCCTCAATCGACTGGGACATTATCATCGCCCATCCTCCCTGCACTTACCTGTGCTCGTCTGGCCTGCACTGGAACAAGCGCGACCCAGGGCGCCAAGAAAAGACCGAGGCAGCGCTGGCGCTGGTTCAGTGGTTCCTCGAGCTGCCCATCGAGCGCATTGCTGTTGAGAACCCGGTTGGCTGCATCTCAACGCGTATACGCAAGCCGGACCAGATCATCCACCCACACCAATTCGGCCACGACGCCAGCAAGGCGACCTGCCTGTGGCTGAAAAGTCTACCGGCGCTAAAGCCAACGCAATCGGTCGAGCCGCGCATCGTCAACGGTCTGCCGCGGTGGAGCAACCAGACCGACAGCGGCCAGAACAAGCTGCCACCCTCGGAGAATCGCTGGGCCGAGCGAAGCAAGACTTACCAAGGCATCGCCGATGCGATGGCCGAGCAATGGGGAGCGCTCAACTAGCCATGACCACCCACGACATCGACATGGTCACCGCATGGCTCGCCGCCCGCGACAACGAGAAGACCAGCGCCAAGGTGTATCACGGCGAGCGGCCGTGTTTGCCGGCGGCTGCCATGTTGGCGGTGGCTGAGCGTATCTGGAGGAAGCGCAAGTGATTAAGCCGCTCGCCCTCGCCACGGCATGCACATTGTTTGCCGGCTGCTCCGCGGCGTCTTGGCGGGCAACGGCGCCGCACAACACGCCGGCGAGCTGGGAGTACAACTACAAGCTCGAGGGCTGGTATGCGCTGCGGGACGGCTGGATGCGGATGACGGCGCCGCGTGGGTTTGAGTGGTGTGACCTTACGCAGTCTTACAGGGAGAGGTTGAGATGAGCGTGAAGATTAGAAACCGAGAGATGCAGACATGGGCCTGCGCTGATTGCGGAACCATGGTGCTGGCCACATTGCAGCGCTGCCACATGTGCGGCTGCGAGGAGGCTGACTTTTCTTACGCATACGATTCCCGCGTCAGCCCGGTAACTGGCATGGCTCGCAATCCATTCCGACATCACACCGATGACGACTAACACCATCAACCCCAAGACCGGCCTCCCGCGCTATCCCGCGGCGCTGTGCTATTGGAACACCGGCGGCAAGCGGTGGTTCTTCCAAAGCCGCGAGCCGAAGCTGACCGCGGTGCTGCGCACAATCAAGGGCGCGCGGCCCTATCTCCGGTCTTGGCAAGGCGGACATTTGACGGCCTGGGCCATGGATTGCACGGCGACCAAGGCCAGAAGCGTAGTGCGGAGTCTGACCCGCGTGCTTAACGAGATCTCAGCCCATAGCAAGGGCGTTAAAATCGCGCAGGAGCCGCTTTGTTTGAGCGGGCGTGAAGGTGGCGAGAATGACCCGAATTGGGTGCGTCCGGCCGTGCTGCGTGGAGATGCGGAGGAATGATTTATGGCGAGACCTAAAACACGATCAAAGCCCAAGGCTGGCGGACACCGAGTCAAGATCATCAAGGATGATGCAGGCAAGGAGCTGGTCAGCGTCCAGGGCCACACCGGCGAAGATGTGCCTCCGGGCAAGGTCGCTGAAATCCTCGCCGCGCACGTCTCAGGGATGCCGGCCACGCGCATCGCTCGAGCCTACAATACGAGTTACCATACGGTCATCGCGCTGATCCGCAATCGCCCCGAGGCGCTTGAGAAGGCCCGCCAGACGGCAGCCAACAATTGGAAGACTCTCGCAGCAGTCGGCACCGCGGAACTGCTTGATCGTGTGCCGGATATGAAGGACCACGGCTTGGTCATCATGTCGGCTGTGGCGTCCGAGAAGGCAGAGTTGTTGAGCGGCGGCGCAACCCAGCGTGTTGAGCACGTCATGGCTCCGGCGGCTGATGCCTGGGCCAGCTTTGTGAGCGGGCTGAAGAGCGACCAGGTCATCGATGTGCCGTTTGAACCGGTCGGCCCTCGGGAACCGGACGCGCAAAAGGCTGCGGAACTGCCAGATCGTGCTGATAATGGCGATATCAGTAATGCGTAAGTGTTTGACCTGCAACAGCAACGAGGCATAACTCAATACAACATAGATCATTTAAAATCCGCAAAGAGATGAACATCACCACGCACATTCCTCTGTCCGACCGGGGAGGGGGCGGTCAGTCGTTCTGACTTTTCGCAACACCCCCGACCGCTTCAGTCTCCCGAAATTTTTCACAAAAACACCTTATGATCAAGCACATCCTGTCCGCCGCAAAGTCAACCATCAGTCAACCCATCAGTCAACCCGAGCCGGTCCCCTCGCCTGCGCCAGAAGCCAAGCCCGAAGCCATCCTCAAAGCCGCCCCACTGTCTGACCAGCAGCTCGCCGAGACTGTCGCCAAGCAGGTCGGCTACCAGCCCGGCGACCAGGTGACCGGCGCAGTTCTCCCCAAGAAGATCCCCAACGGACGCCTGCTCTACGTCTCGGTGCCCGACTGGTCGGAGCCGGTGATCTGCTCAGTGCAGAACGCCGCGGACTGGTCGGCCGGCGAGCGCATCAAGTGCGTGTACGTCAAGGCTGACGCCGAGGGTCGCCTCGTCTTCGAGAACCGCGACGGCATCCGCCGCAACCGGTGGCGCCGATGAGCGTAGCCGCCACCAACTACGTCTGGACCCAGTCGCCCGCGGAAGGCGCCGACCGGCTCGTCCTGCTGGCCTTGGCAGATTTCGCTGACGAGGCGGGCAACTGCTTCGGCTCATGGGGCAAGCTCGAGGAAAAGACCCGCCTCGCCCGCCGGACGGTTGCCGACTGCCTGCGCCGCCTTCAGAGGTCCGGCCAACTGGTTCTGGTGGAGCGCGGCAGCCGGAAGGTCGCCGGCAGTGGCCTGCAGGCCAGCATCTGGACCATCCCCGGTGTGGCCGAGATGGGTGCAGGAAATGCACCTAAGTCCGAGAGATGGGTGCAGGAAATGCACCCAAGTGGTGCAAATGCTGCACCTAAGTGGTGCAATTCCTGCACCCCAACAATAGATAACAATAAGAAACGTAATAAAGGCGCTGACGCGCCAGCTCCGGCGATTTCATCGCCTTCGCATCTTTCTTCCTCGGAAGTAGCGGCACCCAAACCAAAACGCGCCACCGCTCCCAAATTCGACCCAGCATCCCTGCCCCTGCCTCACGGCCCAGGGTTCGCTGCGGTCTGGGTTGATCTGATTGAGCACAAGCGCCAAAAGCGATCGCCCCTCACTGAGATTGGCGCCCGCCGACTCCTTAAACAATTAGCCGAGTTCAACGAGCGCGATGCGGTTGAAAAGATGGAGCGCGCCATCGTCAACAATTACTCCGGCGTCGTCTTCCCCGACGAGCTGCAGAAGCTGCGCCAACAGCGCCAGCCGATCCCCTTACCACCCCAAGGCCAACCCAAACAAACCGCCCTCGAGCGCAGCCTCGCCGAGATGCGCGAACAATTCGAGAAGGAGAACGCAGCGTGACGCAGCCGGTTTTATTTGCGCTAACCGATGGGGAGCACTCTGAGGTTACGGAGGGCGCGGCGCCAACATCTTTCGACATTAGCCGAGTGGTTAGGGGTGCTATTACGGAAAGACTTTTTGAGGCTGCAGCGCTTTCTCGCGGGTGGGAAGTCGCAAGCAATATTGGTGGAGGCAAGGACTTCGATCACATCGTTAGAAAGCCGACACTCCGTCCAATTGTGGTTCAGATAAAACTGGCTAGTTGGGAAGAAAAAAACAACTCGTACAAAATTCACAACGCGACCCCGTCAGGTCTTTACTCAGCTCACGCTTACGACGTTATGGCCGCTTACTTGGAAAACTTGAACAAGTGGGTTTTTTACTCAAGACCTGAACTTGGCAACCGGATAAGCACAACGTACACGCCGCCACAGTCTCGCAAAAACGCTACCAAAAAAAGCGCACCAGACGCCCGCAACCCCGACAACTGGGAACTCCTTGACCAAGTGGCGGCTATGTATTCCCAAGAATCTTTAGGGGTCACCCAACAGATGTCCCACCCCATCCTTAATACTCCTTAAATATTTATGAAACCCGCCAAAAGCACCAAGAAAAAGGCGAGCGCCCGCAAGGCGCCGAAAGCAACCAACCTCCAAGTCAACGTGGAATACCTCGAGCAGATCGCCGACGAGAGCATCGCTACCACCATGGCCATGCGCGGACTTGTCCGCATGCAGAGCATTGAGATCAGGGAGCTGCGCGCACTCGTTGCCGAGCTGCAGGCAAAACTGGAGGCCCGCGATGCACGCTAAGAACGGCCGCCCCATCAAGCTGGAGGAAGGCGTCCCGGGTTACCCGCGGATGCACCACCTCCAAATCCACCGCGCGTGCGACCGCTTCCTTGAGAGCCGCGGGCTGGCCACGGTCAGCGCCTCCCGCCGCAATACCTGGCTCTTCGGCAAGTCGGCAAGGAGGGCCAAATGATGGTGCCCGATTTGGTGGTCGGCGAGATCGGCTTCGGCAACAACTTCGGCGCCTCCGCAGGGCTGGAGTTTATGCGCAACGAAGACCGCCGGCAGACCGCCGAAATCAAAGACCTACAGGCCGAAAACCGTGAGCTGATCCGCAGCAACAATCGCCTCATCCGCGTCTTGAAGCGCTGCGTCAAGCCCAGCAGCGAAGTCGCCAACGAGGCGTCCGACGCCATTGAGGAAGCCGCCGCCATCCGATGAGCCTGCGCTACGAACAATATTGGTCCCTCCGGCGCACCCGCCAGCTCCTTGCCGACCTTCTGCACCCCAGCACTCGGCCGAAGACGGTCAAGGAGCTGCGCGGCCGCGCGTCCGCCTGCCTGCGCCACTTCCCGTTCCTTGAAGAATCTGGCAAGCCGATCTTCTCGCAAGACGAGTTTGCTTCACCAGAGGGCCATGAACTATGAGCGCCGGCAAAGGCGACAGCCCGCGGCCGGTCAACGGCGACCGCTACCGGCGCAACTACGAAACCATCTTTGCGCCGCCCTACCCCGCTTGGATCTGCCGCCCCTGCGGCGAAGCCCACGGCCGCGGCATGCCCGAAGGCCGCGTCTCGACTTGGCACCAAGACACCTGCGGCGTCTGCGGCGAGGTCACCTCGGTCACCGAACCCCGCGATTTTGGCCACCTAAAAAAATGGCCCATTCTCCCAAAAAACCCTTGATTCCCATGCCTACATTTGCCAACATATGCCTACAGAACACGCCACGACAGAAAGTAGTCACCAGTCATGGCTAACCACGAATACCAGCCGCCACCACCGCCCGAACACCACATCACGCCATGGCTCGAAGAATCATTTCGCTTAGTCGATGCCGCCTGCGACCGCTGGGAGCGGCGCCGCGCGCAACTCGCCCGGAGGAAAAAAGAAAATGAGCGTCAGCGAACTCACGCTCTTCAGCCTGCTGATGTGCGCACTGATCTTCATTGTCATAGTGATGAGCGATGACGACGACGAAGGGAGATTTTCGTGAAGCGCACCGTTCCCCAATCGCCTGCCGTCGAGCAAGCCGTCCTCGGCAGTCTGCTCGCCGACCCGCGCCTTGTTGACGAAGTCGCCGGTCTTCACGCCGATCTTTTCTTCACACCCGCGCATCGGCTGGTCTTTGAGACCATCACCGAGATTCGCAGCGAGGGCGGCACGCCGAACCTCATCGCAACCACGCAGCGCATCGACGCAAAGCATAAGCTGAACTTCGTTGGCGGCGCAGGCGCCATCACCGAGTTTCTTTCGCAGTCTGCCGGCGGTCCCGCGGGCGTTGAATATCACGCGCAAACCCTTCGAGATCTCCATGCTCGCCGCCGCATCATTGACTCTGCGGTTGCGATGCAGGCCGCGGCGCAGGACATGGCCACCGATGCCGACAGCGTCCTACAACAATCTGGCGAAGCGGTCCTAAGTCTCAGCCTCACGACCGCCACTGACAGCATGCGCGCACCGAGCGCCATCGTCCCCGGACTCCTCGACGAACTGGAAGCCCTCATGTCTGGCGGCCGGAAGCTCGGACTGCAGACCGGCATCCGCGACTTCGACCAGGTCACCGGAGGTCTCCGCGGAGGACAGCTCACGATTGTCGCCGGCCGTCCCGCCATGGGCAAAAGCGCGTTGATGTTGAATATGGCGGACAACATGGCCCGCCGCGGTGTGCCGGTCGTTTACTTCAGCCTTGAGATGCCCGCCAACGAGTTGGCCGCTCGCGTTGTCTTGAGCCGCGCTGAGACCAACACCGAGATCATCCGCAACGGCTTCCTTACCGCATCCATGAAGCACCGTATCATGGATGCCGCCACGCAGTTTGCCAGCGAACCGCTCTACGTTGATGACCGCGGCGGTCTGACGCTCCTCGACATCCGCGGCCGCGCCCGCCTAGCCGTCCGCCGCTGGGGCGTGAAAGCGATCTTCGTCGATTACCTACAGCTCGTCAGCCACTCCGGTGCGCAGTCGCGCGAAAACGAAGTCGGCTTCGTCTCCCGCGGGCTGAAGGCCATGTCGATGGAACTCGGCATCCCAGTAGTCGCCGCCGCGCAGGTTAACAGGCAGGCCGAAAACCGCAGCGACAACCGCCCGAAGCTCTCCGACCTCCGCGAGTCTGGCAGCATTGAGCAGGACGCCGACATCGTTTGCCTCGTCCATCGTCCCGCCTACTACGCCGTGCAGGATCAAGAACCCGATCCGCAGGACGCCGAGCTGATCGTTGCCAAGCACCGCGCCGGCCGCACCGGCACACTCAACCTCACATGGCGTCCGAGCCTCACGCGCTTTGAAGGCACTGCCCCGGTCGGCCGCACCAGCGACAGCGATGGCTCGGTCTACGCGCCGGCGAAACAACTTTGGGAGGCCATCAATGAATAGCGAAACGCTTCGTCGCCGCAGCATGTCGCGCCGCTGTGGCAGGGCGTGGAAGTATTCGCGTCCAAGCTGGCCGGTCATTGTGCAGCTTAAAGATGAGCGCGCTTATGCCTGGGGTGGAATGTGGATTCACCCGTGCGGCATTAGCTACCAAGAGCCGCTTAAAGACGGATTTGAAGAGGGTTGGGGCGAAGAGCGCTGCAGCTGCGCACTATGCTCAGAATTTCGACAGGAGTTTTGCTCATGATCAACTCCCGTCAGAAAGGCGCCAGCTTTGAGCGCGAAGTCGCCAAGGCATTGACCGCCGAAGGCTTTCCCGCCAAGCGCGGAGCGCAAGTCTCGCAAGGCGCTTGGGGCGTCAGTGCGCCCGACGTCATCGTGCCCTGCTTGCCGGATTTCCACTTCGAGTGCAAGCGGCATGGGCGCGCTCGCTTTGATCTTGATGCGGCCGTCGATCAGGCGCGCCACGACGCGGGTTATTTTTACGGCGGCAGCCGAAAGATTGCCGTCATCCACCGCAAAGACCATTGCGACATGCTTGTCACCATGCCGTTTGAGGACTTTGCCGCTCTCGTGCGTCATTCCGACTTTCCCGTCCAACCAAAAACACAAACACCAACCACATGAAAACCAAAAGAGACATCATCGAACTAGGAACAACGCCGGTCGGCACCGCCGTCTATGCGTGGCTTGACAAGCCCGACCCCATGGGCAGCGATAGCCAAAACTACACCCCGAAATTCAAGGTCACAATCGACTTTGAGCCGGAGGACATTGAGGAATGGCTCAACAACTTCAAGGCAAAGACCAAGGAGTTCGTCACAGAGGAGTCCAAGAAAAACGGCAAACAATACACGCCCAAGCAACTCTGGTCCGAAGTTGACGGCAAGATCCGCGTCGTCTTCAAGTCCAACGTCAAGCCGGACGGCGGCCGCTACTTCAAGGTCTACGACGAAGAGGTCAAAGAGACCGACCGCGCCGTCTGGAGCAACAGCAAGCTGCGTGTCAAAGCCCTCGGCATGCCTTACGCCATGGCCAAGGACAATGCCGGTATCAGCCCGATCATCGGCGCCATCCAGGTCGCCGAGTTCTCCACGGGATCTGGCGGCGGCAAGGCCGACTTCGATCCGATTAAGCCCGACTTCAACACCGAAGAATCTTGGTAGCCATGCCTGCCAAAACAACGGCCAAAAGGGGGGCGGCAAAACGCCGCCCCCCAAAGAAAGCGCCCGAGCCGGCGCCAGATCGCTTCACCGAAGATGGCAAGCGCATCGTTAAGCTCGAGAAAACCCGCGCGCACCAGCGCTACATTCTCAAAAACGGCACGCAAGTTCCCGGAGCTTCAACGATCTGCAAAATCGGCGACGACAACTCCTCGTTGATTCACTGGGCCTGGCAATTGGGCATCGACGGCATTGACTACAGAAAAGCAAGAGACCAAGCAGCGGACATTGGGACGATCTGCCATTTTATGATTGAATGTTTTTTGCACGGTCATGTGGCGGACCTTACTGAGTTTTCGCCCGCGGACATTGAACGCGCCACCGTGGCGTATGGCAATTTCCGCAAATGGTGGGACGAGGAAGGCTTGGTCGTTCTTGAGCCAGAGGTCCAGCTTGTCAGCGAACAGCACGGCTTTGGCGGCACCATCGACGCCCCAAGCAAAGACCGCCACGGCAACATCGTGTTGCTCGACTGGAAGACATCTAAAGGCATCTGGCCTTCGCATCGTTTCCAGTTGGCAGCTTATGAACGCCTCTGGAATGAAAACCGTCCAGACCAGCAAGTAAGCCGGCGCGCCGTTGTCCGAATTGGCAAGAATGCCGAAGGCGACTTTGAGGTCGGCTGGATGGCCAGCAGCGAAGCCGAGTGGCGCGTATTCCAAAAGCGCCTCGAGCTTTACTACGCCCAAAACGACTACAAGAAAGCCGCCTAAATGAAACGCACCCGCCGGTTCGTCGTCCGAGAACAGACATTTGGTCTGGTCGTGGAGTTCTATTGCGGAACTCCCCAAGCGTCGGCGATCCGGCGGTGTGCGAACATTCTCCAGCTTGACCCCAAAGACCCCGACAACCAGCCCGACGACAGCGACGCCGCCTGGGCGATGTGTTGCGGAGGCCAAGCGGTCGTTTGGATTGAAGACGCCTCAGACACCGGATCGCTCGTCCATGAGCTGTATCACGTTGTGCAGGATTTCCTAAAGCACATCACCAGCAGCGACGAGGAAACCGGCGCTTACTTGATCCAATACCTTTTCCGAGAAGCCATCAGAAAAAACAAACCATGAAAAAACCCGCAGGACTATACGCCAACATACACGCCAAAAAAGCCCGCATCGCCGCCGGAAGCGGTGAACGCATGCGCAAACCCGGTTCTGCCGGCGCGCCCACCGCCAAAGCCTTCCGCGCATCCGCCAAGACCGCCAAAGCGCGCCGATGACCTCCGGCGCCCTCATCGCCTTGGTCGGCTTCATCTACTTCGCCGTCGCCATCGACCTCGGCCTCATCCAACACCGCTACTGGCACGGTCTCATATGGCTCGGCTATGCGGTGGCGCAAATTGGGCTATGGAGGGTAACCATTTATGACTAAGCCCCGAGATATGTACGACCTGACGAGTCATCCGACCGACACGCCAGAGATCAAGGCCAAGCTCAAGCAGGCTATCAAACTTTACAACGAAGTCGGCCGCGACCGCGCCAGCAACAATTTGCCCGCCCTCGTCGCCGCCTTCGCCGCGCGCAAGCGCAAACAATCAAAATGACTTTCAAGTTGCAGGCTCAAGCGGGTTCTCGCCGGCGTTCATGTGGTGTGACGCCGCGGACCATCTCCGGGATGCCCAGCTCCACCGAGCGAGACGAGTGGGGCGCCTGCACATCTTTTCCATGATCTCTTGGCCACCCCAAAACTTCCGCGTTGAGGTAGACGGCATCGGCACCTGCCGCGTGCTCTACGTTGTCGCGCAGGGTGGCATGGAGAACGACTACGTCACCGTCTGCCGCGAAGACAACGGCCGGTGGCTGACTGCGCGCATCGACCAGCTCGCTGCTGCGGAGAATCCGACTTTGGACATTTTGGGCGCTGGCACGGCTTAACAAAATCGGCCCTGGGGAGGGTCCGAGCGTCAACCAGCCAGCGCCCGATCTATTTAATGAAATACGAAATTA